GATATACGTTTCTGTTTTGGATCATAATCGCACAATTTACTACGTTTTTCTGGTTTAGAGCCCGATATGAGTTCTCCGAATATTTCTTCTTTAGGATCATCAAATAACGGTTCAATCAGGTCACACACAGGGTTGAGAAATTTATTAAGAAAATAGTATGGATAATCTATATCTAACTTTTTTTCCGCTGCATATTTTGGATCTTCCGCCTTTTCATACGCTTTTGCACGAGGATCCCATGTTTTACATAAAATAAAAGGTACACGGTCACCGGATTGTGGTTCAGAACCAGGTTGTCTATCACGCATTTTGTTACGAACTTGTACGTGTGGTAAATTTTGAGATTTGTACGAGTCTCCAAGTTGTTGAGAAAGAATTAATTTATCATTAGGAACATCACCTTCTAGTAATTCTACGGCACGTTGTAAAGCGAGTGCTTTTGGTGCAGCTGTATCACTACTTTCCAAAATAACATCAAGTAATTCTTTACAAACTTCGCGCATGTATGGTGTATTATCACGTCTAACAAGTTGAAGACCTTTTACGTCTATATATTCCATATTCATCTTATCGTCTTTACCCTTTGTCCATAATTTTGCCGCGTATCGTTTTTTAGAATACAAAAAGTACGGATAATATACCTTTTCGAGTTCGAGATTATTTGGTTTCTTAAAAAGTTTTGTACACTCCTCTGCTGCGCGTTCACCAAGTTCCCAACTATATTTAATAGCATCTTCACCTTTACGTTCACCGACGTCAAATTCAACCATTACACTATCGGTATCACCATACCTTACCTTTGCACCCGGGTAATGTTTTTCGACGTAATTCTTAGTATCCTCTATCATCATGCGCCCTTTCATTGTTGTTGTTGATGCTATGGGTACACACGGTAACATACCTTTTGATGCACCCGTGAAACCATATACAGAGTTCATTGATATCTTATACGCCAATTGTTTACCGTTGTACATTTCTTTTAAAGATCCTGATGATTTGGCCATGTCTTTCTTAGCCTGTTTTCTAAACTGTTTAAGTTCTGTTAAGATACTCGGTACAAGACTCGGTACATTTTGTACGAATTTGTAATTACCAAACGTTTCGATCTCTAAATCTGGGTATAATCTTTTATTTTCATAAACGGGATCCATAATCATGGTTGAATAACATAAGTTATGTGCGACCATTATAGATGGATATAACGCCTCGAAATCCAAAGCGGTTATCGGTGTATAGTATGCACCTTTTTGTGCTTCGAGTACAGTTGCTCCTTCGTATCCATCTACCAACCCCTCACCCCATTGAATAGTAGGAACTATATAATTCATTTCGCGTGCCTTTTTCGTTAACTGACTAAACACTTTAATTTGTTGACCTCTTTCTACAAGGTAACATAACGGTACCCACGTTGCCTTTGCCATCTCTAGAAGGTTAATAAGTATACAAAGTTTAGAGAGTAATCTGTGTGGAAGAAGTGTATCCTTAATACAATACTCTGCTACTTCACGTAATTTTACAGGGTCTTCTTCCTTAAAACGCGCAAACATCTCCCTAGGTGACATATCTATTTTCTGATCACCTAGGTATAATTTAGAAACGTTATCAAGTTTATACGAATCAAGTTTATAGCCCTTCTTAACTTCATGAAATAAATCAAATATAAAACGTCCAGGTATTGGTAAGAGTTTGAGTTCATTATCACCAAGTGCACTAGAAGATAACTTCTTAATTTTCATTTCACATTTATACCCCTTAAGTTTACTCATTTCAAAAAAGTTTTTGGAACACCCGACCATTTTTGCACGCGTCATTATATATTCCATATCAAATCCGAATATGTTCCATCCGGTAATAATATCAATGTCCATTTTTACCATGTATTCACTTAATGCTTCAAGCATTCCCCTTTCTGAATCGTAGCTTAGAATAGTACATCCTTCCAGGTCAGGGTCTGTTTTCTTATAACAGAAACACGTCTTATCGTAAGGTATATCAGTGCCGAATGAACATAACGACACGGCAATTTGGAAACAACAATCGCCATATATATCCGCACTAGGAAATTTACCAGTAGAGCTGTTACACTCGATATCAATCGAAGCTACAACAAATGGTGCAGTTTCAGGTTTATTAACAGGTTTTAGATTTCTCCAGTCGTAACACATTAAATCCAAATCAGTGTTTGCATAATTTGTCGGTGTACATTCATCACCAGAATCCAACCACCCAGTCGATTGGATACCAGTTATATGCATTAACCTCAGGACCGGTTCCAAATTGGACTCGTAAAGTTTCAATTTTACAAATTGGGGTTCCGGTATATCGTACGGTTCACCGTATACTCTTGGTTGTGGTTCTTCATATATCCTCAACGATTCTTTAAGAGCGTAGCCAACTTTACGGCGATGTGCTAGTGTTTCAAAAGTAAGTTTCATAAAATAGAACTTTTTATTATCTTGAAATCCCCATACATCCATAGACGACTGTATCTCATAATTCATTATTAAACCAGGACACCGTTTCATAATACTCTCATAATATAGTTCGGCGTGTGTACTATAATCACCAGTAGGGAGTTTTATGAAAAAATAAGGTGAAAATTCTGTCGTAACACATACAGATTTACCGTCTTGTGTTTTTCCAAAAATATGTATCAAATGCTGTGCGTGTTTATCTTCAGTTTCCCATGTGAGGGCTTGAAAAACAACCATGTCTCTTAATACGTTTATGCTCAATTTTTTTAATATACTATATTAGTAAAATATGTCAGCTGCTTTGATTGACCTCGTATCGGTCGGTGCCCAAGATGTGTACATCACAGGCGACCCACAAGTCTCATTTTTTAGACAAAACTATAAACGTCACACCAACTTCGCAATTAAACCAGAACGTCTCGATTATATCGGTACGTTTGGTTCGGGAAACGAAGTTTCCATCCCAATTAAATCTAAAGGAGATCTTTTAAGCTATATTTGGATTGAAGGTACAGACATCAACAATAAAAACGATAACGCTAGTATATACAATAAAAACGAAGCCGCATTCTCTCAGCCAACCGAATTTTCACTTTGGGTGGGTGGTCAAGAAGTGTCTAAAATAGATACGGGATTCATTAACAGTGTACATGGTGCTCTTTATAACACTACACAAGCTAAGGCTTCTGCGTGGGCCGGTTGTGACGATAAAGGTGAAAACTCGTCGGACCATTCGTACGTTATCCCATTCTTCTTCAGTGAAGATTGGACCAAATCTTTACCCCTCGTCGGTCTTCAATACCACCAGGTTGAAATCAGAATCAAGTGTAGAAACGGTACATTTACACCAGGGTCTACACCCAAAGTATATGGTTCTTATATATTCCTTGATACAGAAGAACGTGAATTCTTTGCTAAAACAGAACATGAAATTCTTATGACACAAACACAGTTTCAACCAATGACCGGTACGGAAAAAACCATCGATCTTACGTACTTTAACCACCCCGTTAAGTCCGTACACATTGCCGCATTTGGTACAGCCGCGGCCTATACATTTGGTGTAGATGGTACCGCTTCTATGTTTATTAACGGTACACCACTCTTCGAGAATATGTCGCTTGAATACCATCGTAACGTTGTTCCAACCAGACATTGTTCGTATTTCCCACCAGGTGCTAAAGAAGAACCAATTGCGACGTGGCCATTTTCACTCACAATGGACAAGTCTCAACCAACTGGTACGTTGAACTTTTCGAGAATTGATAACGCTAAGATTACGATCAGTGATCCTTCTCCATCTGATGCACATTTTATTCGTGCGTATGCAGTCAACTATAACATTCTCAGAATTAAGAATGGTATGGGTGGTGTTGCATTCGGAAACTAAACAATTATTAAATTTTATAATTCGCCAGATGACCCAAATCCTCTGTTAGCACGCATAGTCTTTTGTAAATCAGTCACTTCTTGAATAAGGGGTGTTAAACACTTTTCTAAAATTAACTGAGCAATCCTCTCCCCCGATTTAATTTCGAACGGAACAGATCCGAGATTAAATAGGCAGACTTTTAATTCCCCCGTGTAGTCGGGGTCAATAACACCGGCACCTACATGAATACCGTAACGTACAGTTAAACCCGAACGTGGTGCAATTCTACCGTAGCATCCCAATGGAATTGTTGCACATATACCCGTGCTCACAATGTCCCGAGAACCAGGTTGAATAACAGTATCGTGTAAACTATATAAATCGTAACCAACTGATCCCGGTGATGCGCGTGTTGGTAAAGTCGCGTCAAGTGTTAATCTTTTAATTTGAAGTGTTGTTTCTTCGGAAGTCATTTTATTAAATATATACCTATTTCTTTATCTCATTAAAATAAATTAGTATAAAAACATAACACGTATATTTGTTAAATGAGTCTCAAGATTATAATGGGAAATATGTTTTCTGGTAAAACGTCAGAACTCGTTAGGCGTTTAAAAAGGTACCAGGTTATAGGTAAAAATATTCTTGTCATAAACTCAAGCAAAGACACGCGGTGTTTGGAACATGTATTACGAACACATGATAACATTAAATTCAATTGTGTAAAAACGAATGACTTGACACAACTTAATTATGAAAAAGTGGATGTAATAGCTATAGACGAAGCGCAGTTTTTTATTGGTCTAAAAGTTTTTGTCAAAAAGGCGATCGGAAACGGTAAAACTATACTATTGACGGGTTTAGACGGTGATTATAAACAGGGCAAAATAGGTGAAATTTTAGACTGTATACCTCTCGCCGATAAAGTTTTCAAATTGTCAGCTATGTGTATGAAATGCATGGATGGGACACATGGACCATTCACAAAGCGTCTAGTTGATAATAACCAGACAGAACTTATAGGTGGTAAAGAAATGTACATGGCTGTTTGTAGAAAACATTTATAATTATATTTTCTCAGTGTAGAATAAATGAACCCAACAGTTTCAGTAAAAGACACATCTTTGACCGATACACAAATTAGCTTATTAGCCATACCAACTATAACAGTTTTTACAATTGCTACTCTTATTCTATTAAGCAAGGATTTGAGAAAAAGTCCAGCTGTTTATATTTCTCTATTTATCTCGTGTATCCATTTGTATCATCATTACACACTTGTACGTTTACAAAACAAGATAAAGTAATAAAGTGTATATTATATAAATATGTTTATGATTGAAGAACCTTACGGTATAACACAATTCCAGGCCTGGATAATATCACTTACATTAGGAATAGTATTGATTAGACGTAAACGACGCGGTGAAAATTATATTCAGTAATTATATATGCGTGTTCGTTTAAAAAAAAGTCCACGTTTTGATAAAAAGTTTAGAATTACTTTTGAAAATGGAAAAATAGTTGATTTTGGTGCAAGAGGGTACTCAGACTATACAATACACAAAAACCCATTACGTATGCGTTCATACGTAACGCGACACGGTGGGTTTGTTCCTCATATGATACAAAAACAAACCGACCCTAAACTAGTTCATAAAAACATGCTCGATGTAACTCGAAGTGATAAAGAAAACTGGACAAAAACAGGTTTTTTTACCGCGGGGTTTTGGTCGAGATGGCTTTTATGGAGTCATCCAGAACTCGAAGGTGCAAAAAAGATTATATCTAAGAAGTTTGGTTTATCTTTTCTTTAAGACCACGACGTTTAAGGTTTGCTTTTAAAGCAGTCATTAAATTTGCGCGTGGATCTCTTTTAGTTGGAACCGGTGGTGGGGGTGGTGCGCGTGGAACTGATGGTGCACGTGTAACGGGTTGAGAAACTCGACGAACGCGTGGAACAGTTTGTTCCGTTGTTTGTAAAAGTGATTTACACGTTCGTATAAGTTTTTTTGAATTTCGAACCTGGATTTCCAAAGCTGGTGGACGCCGTCTTTGAATTTTCATCTTAAGTTCTTTTTCACTCAGAGGAAGACGTTTACCCCTAATTTTTTTAGTCACGCGAAGGCCAAGACGTTTTGCTTCGTCTTTTAACAAATCAATCTTCATTTATATTACTCAATATTTTTCTTTGATAAATATAAATGGATAGGTTATCTCAACTTATTTTTATATGTTTTTTGTCTTCTATTTTAACATGTGTTGATAGTTTCATAACAATGACAACACCTAACAAGATTTCAAATGTTACTAAGACAATGTCATCTTTATCAAATAGTGTGCTATGTTTAGCGTGTTTGTATATATTACTTATAGATCGATGATCAAAAGAAATTATCTGTTCTGTACATCTTAGCCTGGAATGCACCCGTTTGCCCTAAAACCGAAACGGATTCATTACCATAAAATTCGGGACATCCAATATCTTCCATACAATCACGCGCGTCGTGTGTAATTGGAAGTGAATACATTTGATCACCAGGTGTTGTGGTATAATAATGGTATCTATCACGTCGACCTCGAACTTCTTTACCATATAAGGGTAAAGTTTCGTCATCACTACCAACTAATATTCCCATTTGTTGGACATGTCCTGGTTTATATTCTTTTATAGGTGGTTCGCGATATTCTTTTTGAGCAGGAATTCTTACTGGGACTCTAACTGGGACAGCAACTCTAACTGGGACTGTTTCCTTTTGTTTTATAATCAAGGGATTATATAATTGATATGCAATAATAGCAATAAGTACCGTTATAGTAAAAATTAAAAGTTTACTTTTTGTCTTATTCTTCATTTATATATACAAATA